ATAGCACAAAGCTTAAAAACTTTATCAGTACTCGAATCTAAGTATTTGGAAACAAGGGGGCGCATGGATGACCATGAGCTCCGTCTCCGAAAACTAGAAATAAACGTAGCCTCTAACCTTTGGGTTGAAAGAGTTATGTGGGTTACTATGGCTGGGTTTATAAGCGTAGGTGTTAAATACTTATTGTAGGAGAATACAATGGCTAAGAAGAAAGATCCTCGCTTGGCTAGGGCTGGGGTCTCTGGGTTTAATAAACCTAAGAGAACTCCCGGGCACCCTAAGAAGTCACACGTAGTTGTGGCTAAGTCAGGTGACACAGTTAAGACAATTCGCTTTGGAGAGCAAGGCGCATCTACTGCAGGTAAACCTAAATCAGGTGAAGGTGCAAGGATGAAAGCTAAGCGTAAGAGTTTTAAAGCTCGACATGCTAAGAACATTGCTAAGGGGCCTTTGTCAGCAGCATACTGGGCTAACAAGGTGAAGTGGTAATGGCTAGAACTAATGAGAAACTATGGGCTAAGGCTAAAGCAAAAGCTAAAGCAAAGATGGGTGGTAAGCACTCAGCCCGTGCTATGCAGTTAGCTGGTAAGTACTATAAAGATATGGGCGGTGGTTACTCTGGTGAAAAGACTAAGGCTCAAAAGTCTATGACTAAATGGACTAAAGAGAAGTGGGGCACTAAGTCTGGGAAGCCTAGCACGAGAGGCCCTAAGGCTACCGGTGAACGCTACTTACCTAAGAAAGCTAGAGAAGCTTTGTCTAGTAAAGAGTATGCAGCTACCAGTAAAAAGAAACGAGAAGACACTAAGAAAGGGAAGCAGTTCTCTAAGCAACCAGATAAGATTGCTAAGAAGACAGCCAAATACCGTAAAGGTCCACTAAGTAAATAGGTAACTAATAATGTACGAATCTAAATCTCAAGTAAAAAAAAGAAATATACCTGGACTATCGGGCAAGTCTAGTGCTCACACAGTTAACCGATTTAGTACTTCAGTAGCAAAGGTTAAAAAGAAAAAAAAGAAACCTACTATGTATGCGAATAGCACTAAAGGTCCACTAAGTAAACAGGAGAGTTAACATGCCAATGATTGATGGTAAGAAGTACAAGTATGATGAAGCTGGTCTTAAGAAGTATCATGCAGATAAGAAAAAGAAGAAGAAGATTAAACGTGCTAAAGATGTTCAAATGCAAAACCTTAATCTTTCTCCTGCTGAAAAGAAAGAAAAAGAAAGACTAGAGAAACTTAAAGGTCCTTTAAAAAAGTAATAAGGAGTAACGTATGAAAAGAGCATTACTCATACTAGCCCTTATATCTTGTTACAGTTTTGCAGAGACTAACAATCAACAAGAGGGTAGCTTAAATACAAGCAACAACAACTCTACTGTGTCTTCAAATAACAACACACAAGATGACTCTGTAACTAACACATACAATGGGGCAGGCTCCAGCAGTGAGATACCTGTAGGTTCTGCCATAGCCCCTTCGTATATGTCTAGCGGAGTAGAGAGCTGCTTGCAAGGGTCTGGAGGCTCACTGCAAACAGGTATGCTAGGGTTTAGTAAAGGCTCTTATACGGAAGATAAGAACTGTAATAGAAGAAGGGATGCTAAAGTCCTCAGTGACTTAGGTATGAAAGTAGCAGCTATTGCTGTTATGTGTCAAGACAAAAAGATCTGGAGGTCTATGTTTGTCTCAGGTACACCATGCCCATTGCTACAAAATGGAAAACTTATTGTGGGTAAAAGAGCCTTCTTAGTGATGAAGAGGCAACCCGAAACTTACATACCTGATTACGGTAAAGTCAACAAAAGATTGACAGAAACCCAGGTGTGGTATAATAACATACTACGTATCGGAGAGACATCAGATGAAGAAGATACTGAAGACCTTGGTTCTATTAGCGATAGGTTCCGTAGCACAAGCGGATCAGCTAGACAACCTAATTAATACCTCCAGAGCAATAGCAAATAAAGTAGACACAGGTTCTGTACTTGTGGGTGCAGCAATAACTCACGCTAACATGGGTTACGTTACCGAAGAAGGTATCTCCCAACAAGCTATGATTAACAGTGCTGAAGTGACAGCATACAACAACGCACTTGCAGAGATGAACTTATATAGCCCTTACGGGGACGCTCAGACGTTTCTTGAAGATAAGGCAAGCCAAGAGCTTAGTCTTATGAACGAAGCCGTAGATAGCTTTACAGAAGCTGTGGTGGCTATCTCTACTGTAATTGAAGTAGCTGAAATAGCTGAAGCGGCTCAGACACCCAACGAACAAGCCGATGTAAAAACTTACGTAGATAGTAACTACGAATCACTGCAGCTAGGTCAGTCTGATGTAGACAATTATAACCAGTCTTTAGATTCCATAGAGACTCATGCAAACAATGCAGGTGCTTACCTTGGGGTATCACAGAACAAAGAAGCTACAAAGTTTCTTCAAGATGGGGCAGCCTCAAACAACTCTACCTTCTTTGATGCGACACTTGTCTACGACAGAAACCAACAGTGGGTCAAGGTTGGTTGGATGTCAGGCAATGCTACAGCAGTGTTCATTAACGGTACAGATGCCTTTGGGTTAAACCTTTATGTTTCTGAAGAAGATGTATTCTTTGCCGGTGAAAACTCTGAGTATTACTTTAGTAGCCCTGCAACCTACTATGAGGGACAACAATGAGCTTAGAAGATACAGAGCTTAAGATAGGTGGTACGTCTTTTAAAGGCGTATACATCGCTATACTGCTTAGTCTTGCAACTACATTAGGTGGTGGAGTATGGACTGCGAGTTCATTGTACAGCCGCTTACAGGATGTAGAGGCCCTAAGCATCCCAGATATTAAACCAGTGCAAGAAGAAGTTGCATTGGTAAAACAACAACTAGTTGACAACGATGTCTCTCAGCTTAAAGCTAAGCTAGCAGAGCTGGGGGTAAACCTAGTTACTATTATGGAACAACAGGATAAGCTCCTTGAGATCCAGACGAAAGTAACAGACTTAGAAAAAGACATAGAGACTATGCGAACTACCGTTGCAACTGCAGAGCTTATGACTAAGGACCTCGAGGGCCTTGACGATAAGTTAAAGACAATGACAAGAGAGATAGAAGATCTCTGGCAGGGTATGGATTACTTATCTAACCCGTTAAAGTAAAAGGAGAGGACTAATGTTGGCACAACTTATAGGACCTGTTACAGGACTACTGGATAAATTTATAGAGGACAAAGATAAGAAGAATGCCATTGCCCACAAGATTGCAACCATGGCTCAAGAGCATGCGCAGGAGCTTTCTAAAGCTCAGATTGAAGTTAATAAGAAAGAAGCGGAACACAAAAGTTTATTCGTCGCAGGTTGGAGGCCAGCTGTGGGTTGGGTATGTTGCTTGGGAATGGCAAGTAACTTCTTGGTCATACCGATGGCAAACTTTGCGCTTGCTTTATCCAATTCTACAATCGATATTCCCCTTATAGCCCTATCAGAAATGATGCCAGTGCTATTAGGTATGCTTGGCTTAGGAGCCATGAGAACCGTTGAAAAAGCCAAAGGCGTTCAGCGAGATAAATAATTTATAGGAGAAGTACAATGGCAAGTCAAGTTGACGGAACAGTACCGGTAGCGGGTTCACCTACTACTGTATCTGTAAAGAATAATTTTGCAGCAGCAAGAGATGAGTTAAGTTGTTACCTTAGGACCTCTAAGGACTTTGCAACAACTTCAGGAACAAACGTAGCATACGTTGCTACATTCGGTACAACCGTGACAAAAACAGCAGGTGAAAGAGTTGTTGTAAAGGCTCATATTGGTAATAATAACAATGCTACCATAAACATAAACAGCACTGGAGCAGCTCCAATTTTAGTTCATGGTGGTGATAGTGCAGAAGGCGGTATGATAGAAAGTGGTATGTATGCTGAGTTAATGTGGAGCTCTGCTGATAATGGATGGGAACTTTTAAACCCCTTTCCCAGATCAGCTTCTAGGTTTACTAATGCTAAAACTATTTCTTTAACGGGAGATATAACAGGCTCTGTTTCTACTTCCTTTAATAGTAATGCTACTATAGCTACTACACTTGCAGATAGTGCGGGTCTTAAGGCTTACCCAGTAGGTGCTATTTACATTACTACTACTACTGAAAACCCCGCAACTACTTTTGGTGGAGGCACTTGGGTATCATTTGGTGGAGGTAAGGTTTTAGTAGGCACGGCCCAAGGGTTTAACATAGGAGCAACTGGTGGTAACCAGAACCACACTTTGACAGCAGAGCAGTCTGGTCTTCCAGCTCACAGCCACACACAACGTGGTGGTGGTTATAATGGCAATATCGGTATAGAGGCAGGCTCTAATCGTAACAGCTCTCTTGGTGAAACAAGTGATTCACAGCCTCAAGACGCTGCAGAATCCTTTAGCCTAATGCAGCCTTACATTGTAGTGGCTATGTGGAAACGTACATCATAATAGGAGAGATATATGTCAACTTCACCAAGAACACCAAGAGCTTTCTTTCCGGCTGATTTAACGCCATTGATTATCTCTGGGTGGCAAACAAATAAATTTGATGGAAGTATTCCTTTCTGGGCTGATGTTGATGGGCTTCAATTTACTGAGTCAGGAATTAGACGTAGGCCCGGTCATAGCTTTTTGTTTAGACCTTTAAACGGTTCAAGTTATAAAGCAGTTAGGGGTCTTACTTCAACACAAGAATACAATACAAGAGTTATTTACGCAGGAGATCTTGATAAGATATACCGATACAAAGCAGATGATCCCACAGCTACAGATGGTACTGTAGTAGGTTCTGGTTATAACTTAATAGAAAACAGCGGAGAAACTATATGGGACTCTGGATCATCTACTTGGGATGACGGAGCTACTACTTGGGATGCTGGGGTTAACGAGCCATCCCTTTGGTCTTTTACTAACTTTGGCACTTGGGTAATTGCTGCAAACGATATAAACCCTCTTCAGATAAAAAAGAATAATGAAACATTTGCTGAGCTTTCTAACAATAAAGCTAGCGGAGTTACAATAACTAACGGTGGTTCTTCTTATGTAGTAGGTAATCAAGTTACCTTTTCTGGGGGCTTAGCTGCAACAGTTACTGGAGTAAATTCAGGGGTAGTGTCTTCTCTTTTAGTTACAAACTTTGGCGGTACATACACAAATAATCAAGCCTTGACAGCTTCTGGTGGAAATGGTGCTAACTTAGCAATTTCTGTTACCACTTCTAATTGCCCGTTTACTAGGGTCAAGGCTGTCGATAAGTCAGGTCCACATATTTTAGCTATTAATTATGACAAGGGATCTGTAAGCGGTAAGTTTGATGTAGCTTGGTGTGATGAGGATGACCCTGATCAATGGGACCCCTTTGCTTCCGGCAGTGCTGCAGGTAGTCTTACTTTACGAGAAGCTTCTTCTCCACTTAAGTGTATAGTACCTTTAGGTGAAAACAAAGCTATTTACACAGATGATCAGATGTTTATTCTAAGTTACCTTGGGTCTCCTTTTTACTTTGGCTATCAAACAGCTATGACCTCTGGGGTAGGTGCAGTGTCATCTAAATCAGTTGTATCTGTAGATAGAGTTAACTACGGTTTATCTCGAAGAGGCTTCTTTGAAACAGACGGTAACTCAGTTAAACGTATTGGAGATGCAGAAGGTATTAACAGATATGTTTTAGCTAATGTTGCAGAAGGTGAGTACTCAAAAACTATTGCGTACCACAACAAAGAACATAATGAAGTTATCTGGTCTTTACCTTTGCAAACAAATGTTAATAACCTTGAGATATCTTACAACTACTCTACAGGTGTGTTTAGTAAAAGAACTGTTTCTACCACTGCTGCTGAGGAGTCCGGGGTATTTCACCATCCAATTACAGCTGATGATACATCTCGTATATACTTTGAAGATGGGTCTGCAAGCCCTCACGTAACAACAGCTACTACTAAAGCACATGACCTTGAAGACCCTTACGCAATTAAGGAGATAACAAGTATACGTGTAGGTAAAGTAGGTGAAGGAAACCCTAAGGTATCTGTAGGCTGGGCTTCTAGTATTAACGATGAACCTACTTTTTATGAAAGTGATTCCTTTTATGTAGATGCTAAATACAAAGAGTATAATGTAAGAACTTCTGGTAGGTATCTATTTCTTAAGATAGAGTCTAGCGGAGCTGCAGACACTTGGGAAATATCTAACATTGTTATTAAAGGAAGGCTAAGAGGATTTAGATAATGTTACCAGTAAAATATAATGCAAGGTCTACTCAACGTGAGTTAGATAAAATAGATAATAAAGTTAATAAGATAGAAGCTGGTGGTTCCCCTACGACCCTTGCAGAGGATTTAGCTAAAGGTAACTCTACTGGTGGAAATGATATCAATGTTACTACCGGTGATGATATTAACTTTGGCGTAGGGTCTAAAAGCACATACAATGATATTCTTAAGATATACCATGATGGCTTTAACAGCTATGTTACTGAACTAGGTGCCGGAGATCTTGTACTATGGGGAGCTGCTAAGATAAGAATGGGAGGGCCCTTTAGCTCTTCAGTTTTAGTAGTAAATGCTAATGGGTCTTGTGAGTTAAACTTTGCAGGCACTAAGTGTTTAGAAACTATATCTGGTGGCGGTGTAAAAGTAGAATCTACAATAGAGTTTGGTGCCCTTAAAGGAGCTACCGGTACTACTGTGACACGTATACTAGATGAAGATAATATGGCATCTAACTCTAACACAGCTTTAGCGACTCAACAGTCTATTAAAGCTTATGTAGACAGTCAGTCTGCTACTGCTAGTGAATTGTTGACTACCCTTAATGGGTCTATAACTGATAGCGAGTTAGCTGATAGCCTATCTGATCCGATTGCTACTATTCCGACATTGATAACTGACCTTAGTACCCTAACCTCAAACCTAAATACAACCAATGGAAACATTAGTGACCTTATAGATTTTACAGGGTACACTGACGGTTACTCTGGGTCTGATATACTGGCAAGATTAGGTGCTACTGAAATTGTAGCTAATTCTAAAGTAACTACAGCTCAGCTGTCAGCAGAAGCTGCTGCAAGAACCTCTGCAATTAATGCCTCTGCTGCATCTTTACAAGGTCAGATTGATGACCTATTAGCTATTGAAGCTTACGATAATTCTACATCTTATGCTACGGATGACCAAGTAACTTATAACAATAAACTGTATAAAGCTAAACAAGCAACTACAGGTAACTTGCCAACAAATACAACTTACTGGCAGTTACTAGGAGACTACACAAGTTTAGGTGATACAGTAGGGGATAACACTGCTTCTATTAATGCTATCAATACTGTAACTGCTACAAGTACTTCTGCAGCTGCTCAAGCTATTTCAGCTTTAAACTCTACAGTTAATAATGGTACTACAGGTGTTGTTGCTACTTCAAATGCCTTAGACTCTGTAGAAACTTTAGTTAATAACACCTCTACGGGTGTTACTGCTTCAGCTAATAAGATTAGTGTTTTAGAATCTACAGTTAACAATCCTACTACAGGAGTTGCAGCTACTTCACAAGCCTTAGATACAGTGGAAACCTTAGTTAATGATACAAGCACTGGAGTTACTGCTTCAGCTAATAAGATTAGCGCCTTAGAATCTACAGTCAACAATGCTACCACAGGCGTTGCAGCTACTTCTAACGCTTTAGATGTAGTAGAAACTTTAGTTAACAACTCAAGCACTGGCGTTACTGCTTCAGCTAATAAGATTAGTGCTTTAGAGTCTACAGTTAATGACTCTGCTACAGGAGTTGTAGCTACTTCACAAGCTTTAGATACAGTAGAGACTTTAGTTAACAACTCAAGCACTGGTGTGACAGCATCAGCTAATAAGATTAGTGCTTTAGAGTCTACGGTTAACGACTCTGCTACAGGAGTTGTAGCTACATCAAATGCTTTAGACTCTGTAGAAACTTTAGTTAATAACTCAAGCACTGGTGTTACTGCTTTAGGTAATAAAATAAGCACACTAGAATCTACAGTTAACAATCCTACTACAGGGGTTGCAGCTACCTCTAATGCTTTAGATACAGTAGAGACTTTAGTTAACAACTCAAGCACTGGAGTTACTGCTTCAGCTAACAAAATCAGTGCTTTAGAATCTACAGTTAATAATGCTACTACAGGAGTTGCAGCTACCTCTAATGCTTTAGACACAGTAGAAACTTTAGTTAATGATACGGATGATGGTGTTGCTGCCTCTGCATCTAAAATTAGTGTCTTAGAGTCTTCTGTAAATAACCCTACTACTGGGCTTTCAGCCGCAGTAAATAATATAAGTGCTATTGAAAACTCAATTGACGATTCAAATACAGGACTTACTGCTTCTGCAAACAGACTTAATTCTTTAGAATCTACAGTTAACAATGCTACTACAGGAGTTGCAGTTACCTCTAATGCTTTAGATGTGGTAGAGACTTTAGTTAATGATACCGATGATGGAGTCGTTGCTTCAGCTAATAAGATTAGTGCTTTAGAATCTACAGTTAATAATGCTACTACAGGAGTTGCAGCTACCGCTAATGCTTTAGATATTGTAGAGACTTTAGTTAATGATAGTGAAGATGGTGTTAACGCCTCAGCTAACAAAATCAGTGCTTTAGAATCTACAGTAAACAACCCAACAACGGGTGTTTCTGCTACAGCTAATGCTTTGGATACTGTAGAAACATTAGTTAACGACAGTGAAGATGGTATTAATGCTACAGCTGCAAAGATCTCTACCTTAAACACAACAGTAGGTGTAAACTCAGCTAGCATACAAACTCAAGCTTCTACTATAAATGGACTAACATCTCAATTTACGGTTAAGACTGATGTGTCTGGTAAGATAGCTGGTTTCGGTTTATACAATGATGCTACTACTGGATCTGAGTTTGCTATAGCAGCTGATAGGTTTTTCCTAACACCTAGTCCTGATGTTACAGGCACTGATGACCCTACCAATAATACACAAGGTACTTTTGATGACATATACTATGCTACTGGTAGTAAGAAATACTTTGCTTCATCCGGGGCAAGTTCAGGTGGATACATTTGGAATGAGATAGCAACACCTAGTCCTTTTGTAATAACCACTCAACAAAGTACTCTTGGTGGTGAAACTGTTCCAAGGGGAGTGTACATAGATAATGCTTACATTAAGAATGGATCTGTAGATACTTTATCTATTGCAGGTCAAGCTGTTACTGTGCCTTCAACTGTAGCAACATCCCTTAACACTTACTATGAAGAAGATGATAGTACTTGGATAACACCTGTAGAACTTAATGTAAATAACTCAGGGGCTAAGACTGAAATTGAAGGTCAACTTTGGTTTCAACCAGCCTACGATGATGGTCTTGTATCTATGAATAGTATTTTTACACTTCTTGATATAGAGCTGCATACTAAGTTTTACAACATCACTACTTACTTAGGTGACTCTACTACTTCAAACAATAATGTTTGTGTCACTCATAGGAACTCTATTTCTCACGTTATAACTTCTCTCTTGACACCCCCTGCTAATACTACAAGAATAGAAATTGATTTAAAGTTTAGAGTAAAAGAAACTGGAACAGCTTGGGGTGTTAATGCTATTACTGCTAAGATAAATGCATTGGAGGTTAAGAAGTGATTTATAATTATGTAGTATACGACACAGATACTGGTCTAATTAAAAAGACTTTAACTTGTGACGAAAACGCTATTGAGTATAATCATTCAGATACTGAAAGCTATACTATAGGTAACCCTGAAGAATCTGATAAGTACTTTATAGATGGTGAGTTTGTTGCTGGTACAGTATCTGAATCAGAAGCTAAGACTATACTAGACAGGGGTATTAGGGAAATTAGAGAGTCTTTGTTGCTTACTAGCGACTGGACTCAAATGCCTGATAGTCCTTTGTCTGATGAGAAGAAAACAGAGTGGGCTGTATATAGACAAGCCTTAAGGGATTTACCTGCTAACTCAGTAGAGGCTACTAGATTATCGGATGTAAACTTTCCAACTAAACCATAACAACAGGAGAACTATATGCTTTGCATGTGGACCAAAGAGTACTTTAAAGATATGCCTAATGCAACCCTTGAGCACCTCATGTCTGCCTTAGAGCACGGCAATGGGGAGCGTAAGCTAGAGCATATAGTTCAAGAGTTAATGGAAGGCACCAAACAAATCTGGATAGGCACAATAGAAGATAAGTTTGTAGCTACTGTTGTCACACACATTATCGACTACCCATCTAAAAAGACCTGTGAGGTCTGTTACTTAGGTGGGGAGTCTGGTACTGGGGTGCTTGATGCACTAGGTGAGCTTAGCGTTATAGAAGAATGGGCAGAGCTTCAAGGCTGTGATGACATGCAAGTGTATGGCAGAAGAGGTTGGCTAAAAGCTTTAAAGAAATATGATTACTCGGAGAGGTATACCATAGTAGGTAAACCCTTAGGGAACTCACAAAACAATAAAGGATCTAAAGATGAAACTTAAAGGTAAAAGATCTCAACTAGGGGATCACTACGATACTGAGCTTGGGTGCTTTACAGACGGTTATATGATTAACTGCAAAGGCGGAGGTAGTACAACTACTACTGGCCCTAGCCCAGAGCAACGTAGAATATTAAACATGCAAATGGGGTATGCTAGAAAAATGGAAGGTCTTGGACCACAAGAGTTCTTTGGGGGTGATACCCTTGCTGAACAAGATCCATTTTCTGTTATGGGTTTACAGCAACAAACAGCGGCAGCTCAGGCTGCTCAAGGTATAAGCAATACAGCTGGAGAACGATTCCAAGACGCTATGGCTTATGACCCAACACAAGACCCACGTACTGAAATGTACCTTGATGCTATGACTGCGCCATTAGAGCGTGAGTTTGCTGAGTCAACTATGCCGGGCATTAGTACAGCTGCAGTTAAAGCAGGTGCCTTTGGTGGTGATAGAGCTGACGTACTAGCAGCACAAGCTTCCCGAGACCTTGCAGGTCAAATGGGTGAAGTAAGAACTAAAGGTATGATGGATTTGATTGACTCTAATAGACGACAACAACTAGGTATGCTGCAGCAAGTTCCAACGCTACAAGAAGCTGCACTACAGGGTAGCCAGATTACCCGTGATGTTGGTGCGGGATATGAAGGGCGTAGTCAAGCAGAGATCGATGCAGCTCGTGAACGATTTGAATTTGAACAAGACGCACCAAGACAATCAATTAGAGATGCTTCAGGCATGTTAAGTGGTATTGACTTCGGTAGCATTTCTAAGACAACAGGAGGCGGTAAATAAACCTCCTAAGGGCCTAAGTAATCCTATGACAACAGATTTAAAACTAAAAGCAAGTGTATCTTATTTAGAAGAAGCTATTAAAGATTCAATAGAGTCTGGAGAAGTTGAAGATAACATGGATCAAACAGGTCTTAATCATTACTTTACAGACCCTATAAAAGACTTTAACGATTTATGTTTATATGGAAGAGAGTTAAGTGTACCTAAGGGTATGGTTATTACAGGTGCATTACATAGGCACCCCCATATTATAACATTGATTAAAGGAAGTATGTCTGTTGTTTCTGAAGAAGGTCGCAAGGTAATAACAGCCCCTAGTACTTGGGCTGCACCTGCAGGTTCTAAAAGAGCATTTTATGCGTTAGAAGATTCGGTTATTCTTAACGTACACATAACAACAATTAAAAGTGAAGAAAACCTAGACAAACTAGAAGAGGAAGTAACAGCCCCCTCGTATTCTTCTATTGGCCTCGAAGAGCCAAACTACAAATTACTAGGAGTAGACGTATGAGTTTTGCAACTATGGCAACATTAGCGTTAGGTGGAGCAGCAATAGGTGCTTTGGCTAACCCAGAAGACAGAAAGAAAGGAGCTCTCATGGGCTTAGGGGCTGGCATACTGGCACCGCTAGCAGCACCCGCATTAGCTGGTGGTACAGTAGCAGCAGGGGCTGGTACAGCAGGAGCTGGTGGAGCTATCACAGCTACAGGAGCTGGAAGCGCAGGTACAGCAGGAGCAGGTATCTTAGGGGTTCCCGGAATAGCAGGAAGCTCAGGTGCAGCTTTAGTTCCCGGTGTATCTGGAGCAGCTCCCGGGATTTTAGGAGTAGCTGGGGTTCCCGGCACTGCTGGTCTTGGTGCAGCAGCCGCACCTACTACAGGTATTTTAGGGGTACAAGGGGTGGCGGGTACGGGTAGCACTGCTCTTACAAACACAGCCCTTACTGCCGCACCTAAAGCAGGGATGTTTAAAACAGCCTTAACTAAAGCAGGTGAGTTAGCAACTAGTGAAGGCGCTAAAGACTTAGCTATTGGCTTAGCACCTCAAGCATTAGCATCTGCTACGAAACCCGGACCACAAGCCCCTACACCTCGTAGTCTAGCTCTGCAAACACAACAAGGTGGCGGAGATAGTCTTTACCAACGAGCAGCTATGAATCAACAGGCTCGTATGCAGAAGAGACAGAAGGGCCCTAAACGATTTATTTAAGGAGTACAACATGTCCTATAAAAACACAGTAGATCTTTTTAGAGGATTACTGTCAGACATCGAAGATGATGACGCTAAGGCTTTACGTCTTGGGCTTCAACCACCAGTAATGGCACAACAACAGGTCCCTCAGGTTCAGATACCTATGGCACCTCCGGCCCCTCAACAACCTATTCCGGAAATAGAAATACCTCAACCTTTAGTGGGCTCTATGGTAAACCGTGGTAGTGCTAGAGCAGGTGATGCTGATCGTATGCAACAAGCACAACAAGCACAACGAATAGAAGACTATGGTGTTCCTTTTGATCCTGCAAGTATTCCTACAGGAAGTTTTGGAAGGGTTTACGATTCAGGTCTTCCACCTTCTTCAGGGTTTCCAACAATCCCCGGTGGAACTGGAGAGAAAGCTCCCGTTTATCAGGATGCTGGGGAGTACATGCGAAACTGGAAAAAGAATAATCAAGCTGAGCTAGATTTTATAGAAAATAATCCAGAAGAAGTTAAGAAAAGGGAAACAATTGTTCTTAAGTCTCCTCCTCCCGGGTTTATTAAAAAGGCAGTGGATGCTGAAGGATCACAAGAAGTTAAAGAAGAACCCTCGATCTTTGATAACATGAGAGCCCCAAGGCCCTCATATTTAGTTCCTGGGTTTGAAGAAGCTGTATCTAGCCAAGAAACACTTGATAAAACTTATGAGTTTGGTAACTGGGTTAAAGATAACCCTGCAGAAGCTGCAGCTGCTGGTGTATCCTTAGTCCCCGCTGCAAGACTAGGGAGCCTTGCAACTAGTGGGGGAGCTAAGGTTGTTAGTAAACTAAGTAACTTTTCTAGAAATAAATTACCTAAAAGATTTAGAGATTTCTTTGGTAACACTAAAACAGTTACTAGTAAAA